TTATGGTTTATACGGTAACAAGAAGCTATCGAAGCCTTTCGACTTTAACTCCGCCACTCGTTTTTCAGCGTTTTTACGGTTGTCAAAGGATCCCGTCACCACGCGATAGAAAGTACCATCATTCTTAGGCGCAGCAGGTTTCGGCTTAGCCTTCGCTTTCAACCCGTAATGCTCAACTAGCGCCTTAACAATACCATTCGCACACTTTTCACGATAAGCATCGGATTTTAGAAGTTCGCAGGCTTCCTTGTTTGTCATAAATTCGCATTCAACAAGCGCAGATGCCATGACCGGTTCCCTTACCATATGGAAGTCCGCACGTTTGTGACCGCGGTTATCTCGGCCAGTCTCTCGAATCATGTGCTTCTGAATAACGGCTGCCAACGCGTCTCCATTTGGCGATTTACCATCCCACGAAAACGTTTCTACTCCGTCAGCTGAGTTCCAGCCTGACCCGAATGCGTTGGCGTGAATTGATACGCATGCACATTCTCCGCCAAGTTTTGCTTTAAGTGAATTCGCTTTGTTAGTTCGTTCCGACAACGGCACATCTCGGCCACCTACGTCATACAAGCGATGTACAGTTACACCGTTATAGTTAGATAATTTCTCCTCAACTTTTTGCGCAACATCGCTATTAAAATACCACTCACGTAAGCTACCGTCAGGTGAACGTTTACCAGGCGTATTCTTACCGTGGCCTGCGTCTAACATTAAGTTCAACATTACTGATCGCCTCCGTTTTTATTTTTATCGCTGAATCCTTTACCAACCGACGGGTTACTGATGATACCTGCTGCGACAAGGATTCCAAGGACAATATTCACGTAAGCCTGCACGTCTTCAGGCGCCACATTAGATAGATCAGTCACAGCCATAACAAGTAGTGAACCTAACGACGCCCATAGACCGTAATTCTTCCACTTAATTTTCATAAAACCGCTTCCCTTCCGTTTAATTAAAAATAGCGATACCGACCGTCACGAGAAATCCCGTAATAGTCAACATCGCCCCGACCATAATATTAAATCGAAATTGGTTGTTCGCTTTCATTTCCGCAATGTCCCGAGAGTTTTCCTGCGCTATTGCAAGCGCCTGCGTGGACTTGTCATCGGCGTTTTCGGCCGTGGTTCTTACTTCCGACAGATAACTTACCTGCGTCTTAATTACGCCCATATCGACTTTCAATTCCGTTAGAATGTCGTAAATCTCCCGCAAGTTAAATTCGTTGTTTTTTAGTTCCGACACGGACCGCACACCTCCTTCCGAGGCAAAATAAAAAGCCACCGCATTATCGCAGTGACTTCGCTTCCTCTATTAGGGCTGGCACCTTTTCATACTCATGCGATGCCATGGCCGATCTTACTTCTTCGAGTTTCATAAAGTAGTCTAATTCGCCAGGGTAGAAGTCTTTAACGCTGTATATGAATGCGTCAAGATGATCCGCCCAACTTGTCGCCAAATCTTCCTTATTATAAGGCGTCGTGTCCGGATTTGTTGCCAAGTCTACCGTATACTTTTCGACTTCTTCAGCGTCAGAAAACAAGTGAGCAACCTCGCCTTTATCAGTCGCTTGTTTAATTTGTTCCGGTGTCATATAGTACCACGGCATATCTCCGTTTGTTTCGACAGTTCTTGCAGTAGGTGCTTCGATTGCTGGTTCCTCCTTATCGCTAGAGGCTGAAGCGACTGCTGCCGGTTCAACCTCTTCTGTTTTGTCGGCTTGCTTGCCGTCGTCATAATAGCTATAGCCTAACACGCTACCGACTCCGACTACTCCAACAAATACTGCTCCTGCGATTAATGCTTTCATTGTGATTCCTCCCGTTCCGTATTTTCTACTTACATTATAAACGTATTAGAAGGAAAATAGTTTCATTTTTTCTAGTAAGTTCCACCGATATGCGATGAGACGAAAAGACGCGAAACCGCTGACGCAGTAACTCGCGCAAGGCCGGATGGCTTTATCTCAACCCTGTGCCATGTTCCGCGGGTAACTTTGCCGCCACTGTCCTTCGCCAAATATGGAATTAAATTTATTTCTTGCGCTTGATTTGCCGTCACTGGTACCGTGTTGCCGTCGACTTTAATCGTCACTGAATTCGGAACTGTTGCGAGCTCGTAAATACCGAATTTCAAGTCGTGAGTATGGTCCGGTAGCGTAATGCTGTGGCTGTGATTTTCAATTGTGACGCTATGCGTGTGATCGCTGACGGTATGCGTATGAGACGGAATAGAGACGGAATGCTGGTGACTAGGGATAGTGACTGTATGGCGGTGACTTAAACGATCGTCTTCTACTTCAACCGCATGATAATGTTCGTCGAATTGCGGAATTGTACCCGTTCCTACTCCAACTGGCGGCGAAGAATATATGAAGAATGTTGGCGATGAAAACGTACTTGATGCCGTAGTACCACCACCGCTTGAACTTGTCGCTGTAGTTGCTCCACCTGAGCTCGTTGTTTGGCCGCCCCCAGCACTTGTTGACTTGACTGTTCCTCCACCTGAGCTTGAAGTTACACTGGTAGCCCCTCCGCCCTCGGTCGCCTGGGAATAAGCACGAAACTTCTCAAGCTTGTACGTCAGATTTAACTCGTTGATATTCACGAGGTCGTTCGGGATCCAAATGTCGAGAGTAGCCGGGTGAGTGGCGTCTGCATTGTCGTTATAATCGTAGTTTAGGATATTCGTGGCGCCTTGTGTGTACGCTTGATTCACCTGTATCTTACGTTCAATGTCGGCGTTTGTTGTCGCAATATCCTCCGTAAGCGAGCCGATTTCTAATTCAATGTCGCCTGGTTCTCCAGCGATGTCTGATTTCGCTTCTTTAAATATACGTTGCTCAGTCGTCCCTAAATCCGGATCGATAATGCGAACGATACTTCCTTCAACGAACTTGTCTACCGGCGAACCTGTCATCACCGATAAATCTGTAGCGTTTACCCGATACACAACTCGAGGAGTCGCCCATTTTCGCAGTAGTGCAGCCGCGTTGCTCTTTAAAGACTGCGCATCCTCAAAACGCTCGTCAATCCACGGATATTCTTTTAACCCGTATTTTGCGATAGATGCTGAGTCTTCGAGATATGGGACGCCGTTATTCACGGAATCAATACCGAGTTGGTTAATTCCCTCACCTGCGCCAAGTGGGTAAATACGATTAACTATGTCGCTCGGATCGTCTTCCCGTTCAATTTCTCGCAGGTTTTTACCGTATCTGATTTCGCAGGTAGGTATTGTCGACGGCCGGACTAGGTTTAGCGTCCAAGGATATTTTGTTGTGTCGTAAGTCCACTGATAATCTTCGTCAAAAGGCTGAGGAATAGCAAAAAGCGGACCCAAAAGGCCCGCCTCATTTTCGTACTTATATTCGAAGTAGCGAGTAAAGTCGCAGCGACCTAACCGCCAATTCTCTGTTTTTTGTTGCGATAAAACATATTCGATATTTTGCTTCGTTGTGTAGCCGGTTGTTTGATGGTACCGGAACAAGATGTTGTCGAGCAGCGTACTTAGTACATGTCGTAGTTTAAACTTTACTTCGCCGGTTGAGTCATCGCGGATAATCTGTGCCGGCTCGATGCGGAACAGGCCGACATATTCGCCGGTTGAGTCGTCTGTGAGTTCGACGAGGTTGAACGGCTTGCAGTGCGCCAGTTTCGGGTCGTCGAGAGGTAGCGAAAAGTGAGCGAGCCATAATTCGTTTAACCGTTTCTCGTAGCCGACGTTGTAGGCGTGCTCAAGGACAGCGAGTAACTTGCGTGTTGTTTTGTCGCGTATTTTAATCAGCGTTAATCACCTCCGTTGGGAATTTTCGCAAAAGAAAAAGCCGCCGGTGAGGCGACTTGGTGTTACGCTATAGTGTCCAACTATGCAGTAATATACTTACTTCCATCAATCTTGTTAATTGTTGGATAACCTGTGCATCCTGTTTTAACTAACGGATTAATGTTACTCATAGTTCTTGTGTTAAGATTGTTGGGATAAGCACTAATAGTACCTTCAAACACACAGTTATTAAAATCGTAATTACCTTCATGATAGAAATTAATATCCTTGAACGCGCATTTATCAAATATCCAATCCCCTATATTTGCACTACTATTAACCCTTCCTAATCGGTAATGTAGAGAAACATCTTTAAACTTAACATTTATTGCACTGGCAGTATCAATAATAGGGTATAACTTGTTACAATTTTCAACCGTTATTACATACCCGTGTGTTTCATCGGTATCATCACGTCTGACTGTTAAACCAGCCAAATTACTACTTACATTTCCTTCGAAATCAATATTGCTTATTTTAATTGAGGGGTTTTTGATAATATAGAAGTTACTGTTTTTAACTATTTCAATGCTTATGATCTTAGATTTATTCACTGTCTCAATATTATTGACTTCGATGTTATCCCAATATGTTTGATTGTAATCTCTAACCCTTCCAACCCTAACACCGTAAACAACGAAATCTGTCGGTGCATCTACTCTAACATTTTTAATACTTACTTTATTTGGGTTTTTTATAACTCTTCCAAAGTCGTATGCTGTTAAATCAAGTGTAGAATGTCCGACAATAGTAAAGGTTTCACCATCTTTTCTTGTGAACTCTATGTTTTCAATAATCACTACTCCGTCAAGCTCAGGAGTATCGTTCCTTATTTCTAACAGTGCTGGTACATCTACCACTTTAACGTTTTTAATCATTATATTAGTACCTGCATATCTAACAGAAGAATGTAAAGTCGCTTTATCAATTAATAAATTATTCCCCCAATGGGAGTCGATATTACCTTCATATGTTCCGCCAACAATTTTTATATCGTTCATATGCCTTCCTGAAATAGCATGTCGGCAATTAGTAATAAATCCATCATAAATACTACATAAAGATGATTTACTTAAAGATATTCCATATCCGTAACCAGTTGTATCAGCGCCATTAATCGTAGGTAAATTGAACACTATATTTACCGAATTAAAAATATTTATACCAGCCTTAATAGATGATGAACTATCTTGTTTATTTAATTTGAAATTATTAAATATTACATCACTTCGTTCACAGTCAATAACCTCTTTATCGACTCCTCCACCCACTGTCTCTATAGATAACCCATTTATTGTTAATGGCTTTTCTTTTCGGAAAGCAGTTACCGTTAAACTTTCTACACTGTCGTATGTGCAATCTAATTGAGGTGTTATTTTTCCGCTATTATTTATCACGCTAACCATATCATTTTTATAATACGGATTCCCATAACCGTTACGGTTAATCAACACTTCTGACGACTGCAATAATAAATCATAATTAGCATAACCTGTTAATCCTATATTAGAACTTCCTTTTATTAAACCACTTAGCATACTTGACGAGACAGTTTGTGGTTGATTCTTTCTTTTTATTAGAAAAAGTTTCTTTCCATTATCATTAGGAGTAGTGATCAATCCATAACAAACAACATCAGTTGTTATTTCGATTGTTTCACCATCAATAAAAAATTCACCATTCGGGATTATCAAGGGAACATCTAACAAATTAGCTTTTTCCGTAGCACTTATAAATGATGTATGGTCATTCGTTATTCCATCCCCCACTGCACCGAATGACTTAACGTTGATTCCCCTTCCCTCTAGATCATTCGTTTTCTGTGCCAACTGTGCATCACGGTCATCCAACCGTTCTTTCAACGTAGTAAACGCATTCCCATCCGCATCCACTCTCGCCTGCGCAGCCTCAACGCTCGAGTCACCGTCGATTACTACCTGGTTAAATTGCGTCTGCACGTTCTCCGCCGTACTTTTAGCCGTATTTGCCGTAGTAATAGCGTTATCTGCTTTACCGTCAGCACTACCCGCTTTCGTCAGCGCCTCGTTACTATTATCAATCGCGCTATTCAATTTCGGATAAGCCGACCGTAAGCTATCCGTTCCTAATATTTTCGGAGCGTCTGCCATTCGCCCATCCCCTTTACTTCGTATTTTTACTTCGTGTTATACGTACTTGTAAGTCAGCGATTCACTTATCGTTAAATCCAACGCCGACCCGCCGACTGTGACTTCATTAATGCCGGGCATGAGTTCGATAAAGTCGCCGTCAGCAAGCGTCAGGTCTTCCGCGCCATTTACCTTAACGATATAGCCGTCGCCGTCGACTTCGATTGTTTTGTTCGCGAATGTGCCTAGCGTAAATGCCTTTCCGTTCGCCGCAACCGTGACGCCTGTGCCCGACCCTTCGACCGTAAAGCTGAAGCGAATAGCCGTCGATCCGTTGTTGGCGATAGTGAACGTGGTCGGCGCCGTGATAGTCCGCTCGCTCAAGCCGGTATCCCACAACAGGTCGCTCATTATCGGCGTGTCGCTGTCCATTACGATTTGGTCGGACGTGACGACGGAACGAGCCATCGGATCAAACGCCGTGAAAGGTAGCGAAAAGAAACCGAGCCGATGAATCCGGTCGACGCCAACTCGCCCCGTGTACCGCACCGCATAATATTTGTCGAGCTCCTCCGAAAAAGTAAGGCGAACGGTTTTCGGTCGCCCGTAAGCGTCCGTCAACTCGCTCGCCAGTTTTCGCAATTTATACTGAAGGTCTGCCGGATTCAAGGCGTCAATCAGTCCGCATTTAAGCTCGAACTGTCGCACGCCTAAGTCAGCGCCATAGTCGTAAGCGCCGTGTCTGCCTGGCACCGTGATCGTGCGGTCGCGAGTTTCCGGAAGGGCATCGTGCTGACTGCCCGCTAATACTCGCACGCCATACTCGGCGAAGTCTATACCGTTAATAAATGCCGTCATGTTCTAACACCTCGTCTCAGCTTTGCGTCATCTTGAAGTTGCTTAATCTCTCGGGCAATACGTTTGATATCCTCTTCTGAACGCACATTGAAAATTGCGCCCTCAAACAGTCCGGCGTAGTTGATCGTGTCTCCTCCACCGCTGTTTGTTTGAGGCATCATTCTTGCAACCGCTTTAGCAAACGGGCGCATGCGTGATTTATTCGATAGAGGGACGATCGCCTCGTCGCCGGCTTCACCAATTCCGACAACAGACGGGCCGGTTGCGATACCTCCAGTCGCATACCAATCGACTTTAATTTTCGGCATACCCTGAGACGGCCATTTTAACGGGTTAAGTGATCCGCTAAACTTGAAGTGCGGTGTTTTTATACCTTTAAACATTCCGCCGACCGCACTCTTGACTTTTCCGGCAATATCCTTCACCGCGTCAATCATTGAGCGAACCTTCTCGATAATGGAGTCAATCCGGTCGCTAACCATCGACTTGACAGCGTTCCACACTGCAGATAGTTTGCTTTTGAAACCTTCCCATTTGCTCGCCATGTCGGCCAGCGTTGACGCCATTTTTTGCTTAATAGAGTCCCACATCTGTTTAAACCAAGCGCTGATTTTATCCCAATTTTTATAAAGAAGGATACCTATCGCAATTAGCGCCGCGATGGCAGCCGCAACTAAGAAAATCGGCGAAGTAACAAACGCCATGACTGCCCCAAGTGCTGTAGTAACAGTTGTCATCACGCTGGTAACTGTAATACCTAGCCCCATAATCGCAATATAAGCCGCTTGAATTGCTATCATCGTTCTGTACGCCGCTACACCACCCAAAATTCCGGCGATGAGGAAATCAAATTTATCGATAAACGAGCCAAGCGTTTCAGTAACTAACGGCAACGTTTCTAAAAACCATTGGAACGACTCTTGAATCCCGGCCCACGCTTCTTTAAATGCGTCTAGGCCGCCGCTCTCCTGCAAGAACACCATAAATTCCGAGAAGTTGTTGCGTATCCCCTCGATAATTGGGCCGAATACTGACCCCATATACTCCCCGAAAGTTGCAAACGAAGCTTTCACCGCCTCAATGTCAACGCTATTTAATAGCCCGGTGAGGAACGCTAATTTTTCACCAACCCAAGCAAGGATCGGCGACCCAAAGCCGGCTAGTAATTCGTTCCACGTATTCTTCAGCATGGAGAGTGAGTTTTGATACGAGGATGCTTCTCGCTCTCCTTGACCAACTACTCCTGCAGATGTGTGTTGACGTACCATCTCCTGCACCTTTAATTGTTCCTGTTGCGCCACAGTCAGCTCGTCGAACTTCTTGCCGTATTTCTCGACAGCCTTATCGTTCAGCATAGTAGCCGATAGATTGACCATCGCAGTATCGAGCGAGTCATATTCGCCTTTAATGCCCGCCATGAAACGTGCAGTAGTCTCTTCCATCGATTCGTTCGCAAAGGCGTTTGCGTCAACAGTTCTGTCGAGAGTAGTCTTGGCGATTTCGTGCGCTTCCTTTTCGGCGACACCTTTCGATTTCAAAATGGCTACATACTGCATATAGGCCGACTTTAACTCGTTCGGGTGCTTGTTCCATTTAGCTGACATTTCATCGAGATACTTGTCGGTATCAGCTTTCATGCCGCCCATTACCTGCGAATACTGAGAATCAAGCGCTTCGATGTCTGCAGTAGTCTCGAGCAGCGTTTTACCGAAGTCGATAACCGCATCTATAGCGAAGGCCGCCGCAATCGCTGCGCCAATCCCCTTTAATGACGATTTGATACCGTTTGCGCTCGACTTGACTTGTTTTTGCACGTCTCCCATAGAATCGCCGACATCATCGCCAACGCCTTTCAGCTCTTTCTTAACGTCGCTCATCGCCTTCTTGAAATCACTTAAATCAGCGCCAAAGGAGACAATGATTTCTTTTTCGGACAATAACCTCACCTCTTTTCTACGCAAAATAAAAAGGCCTTAAAATAGGCCCTTTAGGTAATCAAGTTCTTGTCTTTTAGCTTCAGGAGACACTCGGTTACTCTCTTTTCCTTTTGCGTCTTTGAACATCTTAATCTGGCGTCCTTTTCTAGCACTGATATAACCGGTAGCAACTGCCATCGAAGTCATCTCTAGGTGATCACGCTGATCCTCGAGAAAATACTCATTAAGCGTCATTATTTCGCCTGGTGAATATTGGTCGAGCGAGTCGGCTCCGAGGTTTAGTCGCACGGTTGCGAGATAAAGGAGTTTTTCACCATTGATTAGTCCGTTCTTACGCCGAGGGAGGCTGCGCTTTACCACTAAACGCTTTTTTCACAGCTGTTCCAACTTGCTTCGAAAGATACTCGACGCCTTCCTTTTCCATGATTGTGTCCATAATGTCGCCGGTCTTCTCCGGAGTAAGTTCGGAATCTTCCCATTTAAGGCCAACGAATAACATCGTTCTAAGGTCAGCGAATCTCAATCCGTCGCCCATCTCCATCATTGATCGGCCCAGCGCGTCCTCTAGTTCGATTAGTTGGTTTGTGCTGAATTTAAGGTTGCGCGCCTTATCTGCGTTTAATAGTACAGTTCTACCCATGCGTTTCTCCCCCTTTTAATATAAGAAAAGAGAGGCCCAATGCCCCTCGTCTGTTATGCGGTTACTTTACTTAGAGCCCCATCGCCTAGTAATGTTACGGAGTATGTCGCTTGATCATCATACGGAGCTTCAACAGGAAAATCCGTAATTAGCGCAATACCTTCGTATTTATTACCTGCAGCAGTCGCCATTTGTACCAAGACCTTCTCGTCATTCATAAACGCATCTTCTAGCGCTGAATAACCTGCGTCTGATTCTACAAGTAAACCTTCACCGCTTAGCTCCCAACCTTTGTAGCTGATTTCGTTTTCTTTCCAACCGTCTGAGTCTTTCGATGTGCTGTCGAGAGTGTCTGCGCTACGTCCTAATGAACCGCCACGCTGACCGGCAACTTTCGTCCATACGGGCAACTCGACGGTTCCAGTGTTCACGTTAATAATAAAATCTACGCCTCTAGCCATTCGGTTAAACCTCCTGTAATTTGTATTCGATTTGGATGACGCCGTGATATTTCGTAGTCGAAGTGTCTTGTTCTTTGAACGTCTGACACATATCTAGCGAATCCCATAAAACAAGAAAACCGTCTACTGCAAGCGAACCGTTTGTAAGCGAGGAAATAACGAAATGGTTAATTTCCTTGATCTCCTTCGCGTTAATACTGTCGCTCCATGTGTGGACGGTTATTAAATGATCTGTAATCTTTTCGGTTTTTGTTCGTGCGTCAAGTAATGTTTCTTCACCGACCATAATAAACGGCATCGGCTTATCATGCTGAAATTTATCAATCGCCTCATATGGGCCGAAATTAAGTTTTCGCATTATTGCACCTTGTAATTCAACGGATGGTATCATTTCGATTACCCCCGATCTCTCATCAATTTTTCGAAGTGCTGCTTCGCTTTAAAGTAAGCCGGAGCCATATACGGTTGCGCCTCTTGTTTCGACGTACCGTTTTCGACATGTTGCGAATAATTAGCGTGCGAAATAACCTTTCCGCGCAGGCCGCCTTCTTCGATATACGTTTTTATGTTCATGCGTAAATAGCCGGTCTGGACTGGCGCAAGGGCCTTCGCCTGGGCTTCCATTAACTGAGTCGATTTGCTAACTGCGTTTTTTGCGCGCTTCTCGTACCTATCCTCAATCTCACTTACGTACTTCAGTGCAACGTCAAGTCCGCGAACATGTTTCATTTCAACGCCTCCAGCAGCAGGAAATTCCGTCGGTGTTTATGACGCTTGTATTGCCGCACAGCATACGTAACCCCGCCGATAACATAGCGACTATCCCCATTAATCTCGTCCCGTGTCAAAACTTTCACTACCTTGTTCGCAACGAAACCATATGCCCGCAGTTGAACATCGGCTGAAACTGGCGCAACGAATGCGTCAATCGTTTCGGCTTCGGCCCAGCTTTCCACTCTCTCACCAGTCCACGGATCGTCTACATATGTCGCCGTTAATTCGGTAATCTTGTCGTCATATCTCATGTCAAATCATCCTCAAACGATTTACACCGCTAATGGATCGGTATTCGTCCAAGTACTGAGTATATATACGGAATACATCATCTTGGTACGTAATAGACAGACCTTCGACACTTTCGGACTTGTAGCCCTCGGAGCCTTGCTGATTGTATTTAGCAACAACCACGGACTCGGTTACGAAGGTTAGTTCGGATGGAATAGTTGTGAGTTTCGTATAATTGCGGATGGCTTGTTCAGTTTGTGATATTAATACGTTTAGATGCGCATCTTTGGAAGTGTCAGAAATTCCGAGCAGTATTTTGACGTTATCTAATACCGCCATAATTACTCAGCCTTCTTTTTCGGTTGTTTCTTCGGCGCCTTCTGTTCTTTCTTTGGCTCAGGCTTCACTTCTTCATTTTTCTGTCTGTGTCTGCGTAAAAGCATTCCCATCTTGCAGGCCCCCTTTATGCGAAATAAAAGACAGCCGAGTATCAGCCCGGCCGTCCGTAGTCAATTGTTATACTAATGCGATTTTGATAGCTTTGGAGTCGTCGCGAAGGTGGGCTGCATACTGAGTATCACCAGCAAGTACAGTTGATTTAGCTGTAATGTCACGATCAACTTCGATGTTAGCGTCTTTCTTGAGGTAAACTCCTAGAGCGCCTGGCTTAACGATGAATGCTTCAGCAGCTCCTACACGCTCAGAAACTACTACGCTAGTACCGTAGATTTCACCGACAATACCAAACTCGTTGTTAGCAATACGTTGGAATCCAGGGTCTTTGCGGATTTCAGTTAAACGAGCCGGGGAAACTAGAAGATACTTCTCGCCTTCTTGGTCTTCACCAAACTTCTCAAGCGCATCAGCAATAAGGTCGGAGTTTACTGCTGCACCAGCCGCAGACGTATGAAGCATAGCGCCTGTGATAGCAGAAAGGTGTCCGAATAAGTCTCCGTCAAGTCCGTTTGCTAATGATTTGGATAGTTGGTCTTCTGATTCGCCAACTGGATCACCGTAAGCATTGTTAGCCGCAATATCAGTAATTTCGATTGACTTTGCAAGCATTTTAACCGGGATAGATACGCTTGTTTGAGAAAGTTTAACCGGAGTCATTACGTCGCCATCAGCAAGCTCACCAGCATCGCCAATGTATGCGTACTTAGGAACTACGATATTCCCACCGTCTTGACCTTGAAGATCCTCAACTTTTGCGATAGGGAATAGACGAATCTTTTTCCCCATTTTTGCCATTACCGCGTCTCCAAACACATCCGGATTAACTAAGTCTACTAGAGTTGTTCTTGCCATAATTATTCACCATTCCTTTTAGGTTATTTGTTTTATTGCATAAAAAATAGCCGTCGGATTATCCGCGGCCACTTAAACGCTTATATAAATCAGGGTCTTGCTTATAAATTTCCATGCGTTGCGAGTAGTTCATGTTTGCGAAATCTTCAGGCTTGATAGCCGTTTTGGTATTCGAGCCTTTTGGCGTTGAACCTTTCAGACGCTCATCTACCGCCTTCTCGATTGCTTTTTGCCATCGCTCTTTGAATAGCTTGATATTTTCGTTAACCTTCTCCGCTGAATCACTTAGGACAAATTCGCTAAACTCTGTCGGCAGCTCTTCGGCTTGCAGTGATTTAACCGTCTGAAGCTCGAGCTTCTCACGTAAGAATGCTTTGCGTTCCTCTTCAAACGACTGCTTTTGATTGTCAAACTCACGTTGCAATCTTTCGGCTTCTGTCATCTTCGCGAGTTGTTCGGCTTCGTTACGCTCCTGCTCAATCTTTTCCGTTAATTCAGACTCCCACTTCTCACGGGCAGTTTTAAGGGCCTGCGATACTCGTTTGTCTGCGCCGGAATCAATCATTTTTTGCAGCTCGTCGCGTGATACGGTAAGGTTATCGTCTTGTTTCGGCGCCTCTTCAGTTCCTTGTTGGCCCTGTTGATTCGCTTCGTTTTCGATTTCGTGTGTATGATCACTCATTATTATTATTAGCCTCCTAAGTCCTCGTAGTTGCGGAAGCCCCTGCGAGTCCATAAATTGGTTTGCGGAAGCAGTTTAATGTCATATACCGGTCGGACAGTCGATCATTTAACTAGCGTCTTTTCCCATTCTTTATATGTCATGTCTTTTACGATATAATTACGGCCGGTCACCGGATCCCTTGCTCGACGCGCTAACGATTCAATCTCCGGCATGTACGGAATTTCAGTTGTCCTGCAGTTCGGATGAAATGGAGGGTAGTTTTTACCGACCACTCTTTCTGCTGTTTTATAAACTTTACCGTCCTGGGAGCGACACACTTTACTCGTTTTGTTGTCGAGAGTCGCAAGAATTTGGTATCGTTCAACCCCGTTCGCCTCGTAACCGCGGGCAGTGGCCTCATTTAAAACGAAGTTAGATTCCGTGCGAATAATCCGATCGGTATTCTTGAGTCCAGCGTCAGTCTTTTCGTTTAACTGCCGACTCATCGTTTGCACGGAAGTCCCTTGAATCAAGCCTTGCTTCAGTATCGCCGTCATGTCCCGGACCATCTTCTCACGGTTTTTCCATATGCGAGCACTATAGTCTTCGCCTGACCACGGATAAGTAATGACTTGGCTAATTGCTGCTTCATTTAGCGCCTGAACCGTAAAAAACGCACCCACTCCCGCCTGAATAGTAAACGCGGTTTGCAGATACGCTTGATTTAGCGATTCAGTTAAGTGGCTTGCGACCTCACTATCGACCGTCGATGCCAATTCGATTGACCGTGCCTCAATTTCGTTTTGCAATGCCAATAGACGCGACACTCTTCCGCTGAGGGTCAATTTTTCAATCTCCGCCAAAGCTTGGGCGTCGTTAGTCTGCTGAAAAAGCCGGCGATACATGGCGATTCTTTCACGATAGCGAGTAAGGTCGGCGCCTCGTAGTTCAAGCTCCGCCTCTTGTAGCGATAACTTATTGTCAGTCGCATACTTACTATAGAAAGAACGCAGCATGTCGTTGATATCCTCTCCGGCCCTGTCGTACTCCTTCTTAAGTTCCCGGAACAATTTCGTCGAGTTGCTGTCAATCTCGCTTTCTAGCTTTTCGGCCCGCTTCTCCCAATACTCAGCGCTTTGCATTCCGCATCACCTACTCGCTTATGTCCGAATAATCATCGGATAATTCTCGCTGTGACTTCAGTCGATCAAGCTCAGCCTGCACATCTTCAATCCACGGAATTTGTTGTAGCAAAGTAAATTCACTCACGATACCGTACAACTCTTTCACAGACTGAATTTTCTCGGCAACGTTGACCGGTAAGTTACGCTCGAACTTCATGCTAACGTCCGTGTAAGTGAACGACTGGCCTTGTAGGTTTAAGATATTGGCGATCAGTTTAATGCGTTTCTGCAACGCCTTTTTGAAGTGGCGTTCTTTCGTGACGGCCAACTGTTCTAGCGCCATCAGTTTATACTTGATTGCGATACCGGATAGGTCGCTCGTAAAGCCTTCTGATTGAATGTCCGCCACCTGGGCGAATTTGTGTATGTCGCGTTCAAGGCGTGTCTTGTACGTTTCCAGCGTTTGCACATCGGCCGTCTTCACCAGGAACTCCGCCTTGCCATTATCACCTAGCAACATAACGCGATTCTCTTTCATGTCCGCAATGTCTTCCGGCTCTGCCTCTAAACCAGATAGGACGAGATAGGCATCGCTAAAATACTCGAGCATGTTCGAATGATCAGACACGGCTTTGTCATACGCGTCAATCAACGGAATCAGGCGCTCCCAATCTCCGGACTGCTCAGCGTTATTGTAGTAAACGACGACAGGAACGTCTTTGAAGTAGTGCTGCTTTCGATCCGTTTCGCCGAATCCTTTCTTGCCTTCGGTAAAGTAGACGATTTCAGCCGGCGTGTATAGTTCAGCCTTTTTCGTTACTTCGCCTGTTACATAGTCCTGGCTCGCATAAAAGCGAATGGCCCCGATCATATTCGGCTCGATTGTGTCGCTGTAAATTAGCACGAGCTCTTTCGGGTCAAGCAGTGCGAATCTAATATCGTTAGTTTCGTCCATGTAAACAAGTTCAGCCGACAAACCTTTGACGCTCATTGCCTTGCTGTGCTGGGCGTTAATATATGACTCGTCATTGCGGGTAAATACGTCCTGCACCGATAAGATGAGATCCTCGTCTTCCGAGGCGAATGTGATTGGCGCTCCAATGAAGTAACCGTTAACCGTGTTTGTAATGTAGGACGGGAACGGATGGACGATTCTGTTATTCGGCTTTGACTTGTCGTCGAACTCCCTGTTGAGGATTTCGTGTTTGCCGTTGTAGTACCGGTCAAGCTTATCGAGACGCGGCACTTCCTGCACCTGGTAATCGGCGACTACCTGTTGAATAAATTCCGCATTGTCGGCGATTGATATGTCGCTAATCTTTATCGTTTCCCACATGCGCAACACTCCCTTCTTTATATTCCGAATAGCTTGGCGTTAATGGTTCGTAGTTTCATATTCTTGCGGAAAGGCTCAAGCGAATACCGAAGCGCATCGATTAAGTGGTTATAGTTATCGATAGGCTGATTCGTATATTTACCGGTCGCCTTGTCCTTCTTATAACTGTAGTTTTCGAGCTCATCAATCGTATACTGGCACGAAGGATGGACGATAATATCGAACTGCTGCACGTACTGGATGCCGGTCTGTATCGAGCCTGCGCCCTTTGCTGCCGCCTTGATTCTGCGTAAGCCATAGCCGCGCAACTCCTCAATCGACTTCTTCTCAGCACTGTCGGCAATGATCCGTTCCTTTGCGTATCCTAACTCGGTGACACGTTCCGCCAGCTCGTTATTCAATAGTCCCTTTTCGTAAAGCTCATCGAATATGTAGAGCTTACGATTGGCGACATCAACCAGCGAGCATATCAGCGTCGATGGATCACTAACGTACCCAAAGTCCATCCCTACCGCCATCTCTAGCGCATTGTTCTGCTTCATTAAGTCGGCCGTTCTAAAGTCCTCTACCTTCCAGTTTTCGAACACCTTGCGCCCCATGACGCCCCATTGACCGAGCGCATAGACGGCATACTTTACCGGGTCGCGTTCCTTGAACTCCTCAAGCGATGCGATATACTCAGCGTCTAGGAATCGATTGTCCTTGTAGGTCGTGTGACATATCGTTACGCCTTCCGGTGGATTGTCGAAGAACTCACGCTTGAGCCAGTGCAGCGAACTAATGGGGTTAAACGATAAGTAAAATCGCTTCTTGCCCGAACCACCACGCAAGCGCAGTTTCAACTGGCCCCATAGGTCGTACGATATTTGCGAAGCCTCCTCGACCCAACACAGGTCAACGCCACTAATCGATAGTAGCTTCGTCTCATCGTCGCCACCCTTGAAGATTATCTGACTGCCGTTAGGGAAATCGATGGTCAGCGTCGACTTACTAATCGATAGGTAGTCGGTTATCTTGAACGTTTGGAATACGTCCAGGAATTCCGCATACACACTATCGCGAATGGATGCGAATGTTTGCCTCACGACCAGCAGCTTCGACTTCTTCTTCAGTAGGTCCAGCGTTAGCTTCATCGCAAGGAATCGGGACTTACCGGAGCCGGCGCCACCATAGAACACGTTGTAACGGTTGTCTGATTCCAAGTACGGTAGATACGGCTTGTTAAACATCGCCTTAGATACGTTAAGATTGATACTGCGTGCCAGTGACGCCACCTCCTTCCTGTTATTTACGCAACAAAAAAAGCCGACCCTATTCGGTCAGCTTGCGTTTGGCTCTTATTAGTGTCGACTTGCTAATGCCGGTCATATCTTCGACCTGCGTGTACGAATGCTCAGCGAGTAAGCCAAGCGCATGTTCGACTTGCTTCTTCGAATATTTCTTCGGCCTGCCCTCGCGATAGTCATCACGTAGTTTGGCCCGTTCTTTACCTTCCTGCGTGCGTTCAACGATCATATCTCGCTCAAACTCTGCGAAAGCAAAGAATATATTTCGTGTAAGTTTACTCGCTGGCGTTCCGTCCATTATTCCGATATTAAGAATGTGAACTCTTACGCCTTTATCGATTAAGTCCTGAACAATTTGCGATCCTTGTATCGTACTCCTAGCGAAACGGTCCAGCTTAGTGACGACTAATGTATCGCCGGCTTTCAATTTCCGCAGTAGCTCCTGGAACTTCGGACGGTCTGATTTAGTACCCGTAAACTTTTCCGAGTATATTTCGTCACAGCCCTCCGTCTTCAGCGCATGTATTTGCGTTTCCAAATCCTGCCCGATTGATGATACCCTCGCATAACCGTATTTCATGAGCGATAACCCCCTCGATATATGACACTATCTTATGACACCGTCTTATATACTGACATTATCACTCATGCAACGGAGTGTCAATACTTAAAAGTTATGACACCAATATAGTCAAAACGTTAGGCATTCGCTTTGATCTTTCGTTATTCTTCTTCGTCATCAACCAGCGAAATGTTCAACGTTACCTCGCCGGATTGTTCAATGCGATCGGTAAACAACGTGTTATACTTTCCAAGTAATTCGAGTGCACGCATCTTCTCTCCGCCTTTAATCGACTTCAGTGCGTCCAATTGATCCGGAGTTAGGAATGCGATAGATGCCAATTCCTCAAGGATACGCTCTGCGCTTACGTCCGCCTTCTCCATCTTCTTCTCAACCGACTTTTCGATGGCGTCAACGATGTGAGGTTTGGTTAACAGCTCGTACCCGATCTCTTTTGCCGTTTTCACGCTATAACCCGCACGCCTAGCGCTCTCAGCAGCGTTCAATGTGGCGATATAATGCTTAACGAATAACCGCTGTCGGTCGTTTAATTTCGGCTTACTGTCCGCCATGAATATAGAACCTCACTTTCGGACTATTATTAGCGTTTGCCTCTACATTTTTCAACCGTACAATTTCTAACGCCAAGTGTTTCGGTACCTTCGTTCTCTTTCCGCCATACTCAACGAAATATTCCATCGTAAATACATCTCTAACTACCGATATTTCATTAGCCATATTCAGCGTATCCCCTTCCGTATTCCCTACAGGTAAAATTTAACCGTAGCATTGTTTTTTCTGCGACTAGGTATGTATTTATCCTTATCGCTAATGTTCCTTTATCGCATATTCTCTTTTATATAAAATGACGGCGACAGTAGTGATCTTCTACTGGCGCAATGTTTTATAGTTCTTAGTAACTTAGTTCTTAGTAATATAGTTCTTAGTTATAAGGAGATTTTACGTTTACCTAGACGTATTTTTTACGTTTACCTAGACGTATTTTTTACGTTTACCAACTATAGCCAGTCGATAATGTCCGTTTCTTCCTCTCGGCTATCCTCTAACGCTGCCATTTTGCGCTCATATTCCCGACAAGCAGTCGGAAACTTTGCACGAAACTCCTCAGCGGTTGCAGGCGCCGGAAATGAATATACGTAAAATCGCTTGTTATTGCGATACAGCCTTTCGATGCGTATAAGGCCAACGTTTTCCAGCGCTGAGATATGCCTGCTTAACGTTTTATCCGCCATTGCCAGCTCGATACGCAAGCGCTTCTGAGACGGCCAAGCCTTACCGTAGTGCTTATGTTCTTCGTTCGTGTTGCGGTGCTGGAATAGCGCTCTGAATACGTCTAGTGATGCGCTAGTAATCTTGTAATCAGCGTAAGTATGGTCGGCTGGCATCCAGGATTCGCGCGCTTTCTTATTCGCATGTCCCGTTATTGTATATAGTGCAACTTCGTTCTGATAACGGACAAATCCGCCTTCATATACGTGGTTATAGTAGTTCATTTCGATCATCCTCTTCGGTTATTTTATAGTGCTTCGATTAATTTCGTATTAGTTGGCGCTGCTTTGTTGCGCCTTGTATTGTTTAAGTCCGGTCTGTAGAGCCGAGGTCTTTTCGTATAAGTTGAACGTCTTGCCTGTGTTAGGGTTAATCGCTTCTGTAATCGGCACGAGTCCGCATCGATCTATTAAAAACCGATTCACTCGGCGACTGTAGATAAACGTTAATTTGTCTTTCAT